CATCTTGTTACTTGTTTTCATGTTTCTTGTACATGTCTAAATATGGCAAAGAATCCTCAAAACACCAAGCTTAGATAAAAGTTTTTTTAAAATGCCGAAATTATTGAGTAAACGTGCGATTTTAATGAGGAAAAAAAAAGAGGACTAATGTCCTCCTTACATATTAAAAAAAAAAATAATTATTTTATGCTTGATACGTTGGATTAAAGTATTTAATAACTACAATACCATCAGTACCATTTGTTCTTCCTCCAGTAGCAGCATTTCCATTTCCCCCACGTCCTGGACCAGCAGGTGCTTCGTAAAAAGGGGTTGAATCTCTTCCTAATCCTCCTCCAGAATATGAAATAAATTCGTTAGCAGCATTCCATGCTGTAGTTGCATAAGCAGTACCACTAGAATAATCTGGGATGGGTATACTTGAAGCACCACCACCCCCACCGGCATATTTTATATCAGGATCTGCTAATGCATTATTAATACCTACTCCCCCATCACTTCCTAAATTTAAAGCAATTGTGCCTGTAACTGGAGAATCAGATGAACCTGAAATTTGTGTTCCTCCTGCTGTTGGTGAAGTACCGTTTGGTCTAGCTCCACCACCACCTGAACCTCCAGGATAACCATCTCCTGTATCTCCTGTTCTTCCTGAACCACCACCTGGGGCAGTATGTCCAAAAACACTAGAGGCAGAACCTGAAACATCACTTGCTCCAGCTCCTAAACCTACTGTAACACTATAAGGAGTACTTAATCCTAAATCATCAGCATTAGCACCTGTAAGAGTTACTACACGTCCTCCACCTCCACCACTACCTTCAGTAGAACCGGCACCTTGAGCACCTCCAGTACCTCCACCTCCTACTAAAAATACGGAAATATCTTGGTATTCTGGGATATCGGCATTTCTAGTAATTGTAAAATCACCTGATGAAGTAAAAGTATGATAAACATACCCATCAGCATAAGTAATTGTACCTCCTGTAGCTGTAATACCTTCAGCAAGACCTGAAATTTTTGTTTCACCTAAGTAACCATCAACAATACCTAAAATGGCACTTGAACCAGATGAAGTAATGAGTGCGTCATTACCATCACCTAAAAATACTCGTTGTAGAAATTTATAATCAGGCATCTATTAGTGTTTAATTTGCGTCTATTATTGTTTATTGTCGCGGTTCTTATACCAGTCGTATATTCTGGTGATATTAAGAATAACACCCGTTAAAACCAATAAAACAGTTAACGGTGCTTGCCAATCCATCAATGCAGAACCTAAGGCTGCAATTGACGTTCCATTTGCTAATGTATCTTTAATATCTGATGTCATTATTATACCAATGTTACTCCTGCTTTCTGAGCAATAATGTTAATAATGTACATATCATCTGTACCCCAATCTGCTAATTCTGCTTCTGTAAGCTCACAAAAGTCACTAACAATAACTCTTTGTTCTTCATCTAAGATAGCATATTGTGTAGAGTATGGAGTAGGCATCCCTACTTGATAGTAAGGAGCAGTAAATAAAAATTTACCTACTTTAGTAGATGCACCCCATGTAATAGGGAAATCTGCAATTGCGTAATGATTCATAATTTATTTATTTATTTATTTTTTTAGAATAATGCTGTCCAAGAAGTACCATCACTAAAGAATGGTGTACTACCTGATACCGCAAATGAGTTAGCGTATGATGATGCTGCTGGTAAAGTAGCCCATGGTTCCATAGTTAACATACCTCCGGCATGTGTAATAGAACCTGACAATACCATTTGTGGAGCAGTTACTTGGTCTGCTGCTGATGAAGTATAGAATGAACCTCCTAATACAACACTTCTATCATGATAAACAAGTGAACCTGAAGAACCAATAATAGCACTATGTCCAATTGAACCTGAAATTGAATTGAATCCACCACCTAAAATGGAATTTCGGTCCATATTGTTAGATTCAATTGTGTTTCCAGAACCACCTACAATTACGTTACTTGCGTTTTGGTTAGTATTTCTGTTTGTAAAGGTATTATTGGTACCACCGAAAATAAAATCAGTATGTCCTGATAATAGTTGGTTACCCCATCCACCAAAAATAGCAGTTGTATCAGCACCTGAACCAATTTGTCCACCACGAGAGAAGATACTTTTATTATATCCACCACCCATAATATAGGTACCAATACCTCCATAAATTTCGTTTCCGTTTCCATATAAGTAGTTGTTTTGACCACCTACCATATACAAACTATCGTTAAACGTGTTTGGCATTTGGTTGGCATTACCCCCAAAAATACCCGATGCATAATTTCGGTTTATATAGTGGTTTGCTCCACCTACAATAGTCATCCCAACTCCATAGTTACCTGCTCCGTACATTTGACTTTGATATGTACCAATCATAGCGGAGTTAAGCATCCCTCCTAACATATTACCCTGAGAGGCAATCATTGCAGAGGCAATTGGGGGGTATGTATTACTACCATCTGTACCAAATTTAACACCTGAAGCTGTACCACCAGAAGCAATTACTGCTGAACCTGAAGCACCTACAATTTGAATTGGGTTATATTGGCCTCTACTTGCTCCAGCTATAAACATTTGTGAGTTATTTGTTACTTTATAGTTTTCAGCAGTTGCTCCACTATAAGAAGAAGTAACACCAAATACGTAAGTATCAATGTTATTTGAACCTGTAAATCCAGGACTAACAACATCTGGATTAACTCCAGCAAAAATTACATTTGTATTATTTGAAAATTCACCTGTTGATTCAATAATATTAACTGAACCTGTATATGGGAACACTGGTATACTACCTGCTAAACTATCTGCTACTAAAGCATGTGAGGCACTTACTGCGTGTTCTGCTTCACTTGAAGAAACAGCATATGAAGCACTTGTTGCTGAAGCAACTGCACCATCAACATTAGCACCCGCAACATATGAAGCTGTTAAAGCAACAGTTGCTGTATTTGATGACTGAGCAGTTAAAGCATAAGATGCTGTTGTTGCAAAATCTGAATTAGCAGCGTACGAGGAACTAATAGCATAAGAAGCACTTACTGCAATTGAACCTGTAGCATCTGATAAAAAGTATAATGTATTTGGATCTTTACTTCCAATTCCAGCGTATTCAGTACTTGTTAAAGTAACTACTTCGTGTGCTTTAGGAGTTGAAGCGTAAGTATCTGTTTGATTTGTTAATACGTTATTTGCTGTAATAGAACTTGAAATATTCAAGCTACCAGAAATAACTGCATCACCTGTGTATGGGAAAGTAGGTGTTACATTTTCTGCAAATGAAGCAGTTAAGGCGTATGATGAACTTAATGCTGAAGCAACTTGTCCATCTACATTTGAACCTAGTACATATGATGCTGAAACAGCACTATCGGCATTTACAGCGTGTGATGCACTAGTTGCTGTAGTGGCAGTAATAGCAGCATCAGCATTTCCAGCGTGTGAAGCTGAAGTAGCTGTATTAGCACTTAAAGCACTATCTGCTATAATAGCATGAGATGCGCTTGTTGCTGTTGTAGCACTTGTAGCACTATCGGCTACCACTGCATACGATGCTGAAGTCGCGTTTACTACGTTATTTACTGTAAGATCAAATGTGGTTGCATCACCTTTAGTGAATGTAACAGTAGCATCACTTATAGACGCTGTAGTAATTAAACTACCTGTATCAAATGAAACTGATCCTGTATCTACAGTTAAATCAAATGTACTACCATCTGCCTTAGTAAATGTTAGTGTATTTAAACTTACACTACCTGTTTCCATCAAACTACCAGTATTGATAGAAGGTACATTTAAAGCTGTATCCGCTACTAAAGCGTGTGAAGCTGAAGTGGCAGTTAAAGCTGAAATAGCACTATCCGCTACTAAAGCGTGAGATGCACTTACTGCAGTAGTTGATGAACCTGCTGAATCAGCAACCAAAGCATGTGAAGCTGAAGTTGCAGTAGTAGCATTACCTAATAAACTACCAGTAATGTTGGTTACATCTAAACTAGCAATTAAACTACCACTACCATCAGTAAGTTGTGAACCCGAGATTTGTACTAAACCTTCGTAGCTATCTTTAATGTTTAATGGACCTAAATTTCTTCCCATAATTATTTAATATTTGAAGCCCAAGGGTATTGGGGATATCTTGAATCTGTTATACGTAATCCTGCATCTTTTGCTTCCTGATAGTGTGTACCTCTATTCTGGTATCTAAATACGATAGGTGAACGGTATTGTGAACCATAATCAGGATATTGTTCGTACAAGAAGTTATTTTCATTTAATTCAGGTAGATCATTTTGTTTTTCAACAATATAATTTACTAAACGTTCAGCATAATACTGCATTTTATTTTCTACAGACTGACGTTTAACGTTAAATAAATTTCTATCTACACTTTCACTATTTTCACCTCCGGTAGCATTTAACAATCCGTTATTTCTAGGACGGATGTAAATTGCCTCTAGTGCTTCATAATAAGCAGCATACAACAAGAAATCTTGTATATAGCTGTCTACTAGTGTCTTATATTCACCTGCTAATGAGGACGCATCTATATCGGAAAGAAGTTTTTCATACAATACAGTGCCTATAATACGTTGTAAATGGATGTCTTGTGCCTCACGGATGGCATTCTTAATGAATGCAGTGTCAAGATTATCATTGATATCAGTGAATTCTCTTAACTTGGCCTCCGATATAATAAAAGTGCTAGTCATTAGATTGGGAATGTATCGTTATTATCATCTGAAGCTGCTTCATCAGCATCCTCAATTTTTTGTTCTAACTCAGTATCTTCACCTATTTCTGTATCGACTGAAGTTACTACGTCTACTTCTTCCTCACCATCTTCATACAGTTTAAGTTGTTGTACACCTACTATAAGTTCATCTTCCATTTCTGGATATACAAATCCTAATAATTCTTCAATAGTTGATAATAGAATTTGTTGGTAAGGTCTAATTACAGTGTTCAACAATAATAGGTAAGAATCTAATACCTCTGTTCTTCCACCTAATTGACCTTCTGTTTTAATACCTAAAATCATAGGTGAGGTAATACGGTGGGCTGTTAATATCTTTTGTACTACTAAATCGTTTATAGTTGTATAGTACGTATCTGTTTGATTAGATGGGATAGGTGTAATGTCTGGTTTATTTGCTGGATCATCTAAGTCCATATACAATAAATTACCAGCATTCTCAGCACCAGCATATTGGTCACGAAGCATTTGTTCGATCTGTTGACGTTGGTCAGGATCAGCATTCGTATAAGTAGTAATTGCTAAGCTTGGTGCTAATCCGTTTTTGATATTATTGATGTGGAATCTATCAACTTCGTGATCTAATTCAATTACATCTAATGCACCAATATAATCTGGTAACGGATAATATTTTTGTCCTGGAGAATATGGACGATAAACATACAATTGTTTAGGTTCTTCCTGTGCTTTAGTATAATCAAATACTGGCAGATAAGGATAGTCAGCAGGTGCTGTATTTAAATAATTGAATTTATCATTCCATTCATCAGAAATGTAGTATCCAGGTACTTCACCTCTGTAGTTCTTTTCAGCTGCTCTTAAATATGAAAAATCGATATGATATACAGCTGCAATTTTTGTACGTGGTTTATTCCACACTATCTCTAAGGCATATCCACCATAGAGTTTAAAATCAAGTGCTAACTTTTTATAAATAGAATTCCATGATTCTTTAGGGTTAGCTTGATCTAATACAAATGAAGGTTCTGAAATTAAACCTTCACCTACAATACCATCTACAATTGCATTTACACAAGTACCGTGAATAGAGGAATTATTGTATAGGTCAATTAAATGTTGAGGAAAGTCATTATACACACCATACTTTACGTAAGTATCCGTAACTTTCTCTTGAGGAACAGGCTTTACAGCAAAATCCCTTTTAATATTTTTAAATTCAAATTTATCCATTGTATGTTGTATATGTTCCTATTTCATTCGGCGATACATATTGGGTTATAAATGTTTCATTGGATCCTGAAATATAAGCTCTATCTTCATATATTGGGTCTCCAACAAGAGAACCCACACCAAATGTACTCCATTGCTCATCACACGTTGCCCAAACTTGATCGGTACCTTCCCAAGTTGGATTAGTAGCTTGAGTAGAACGATAAATCTTAACTGTATATTGACCTGAAGGAATAGGTAATGAAGCACCTGTATTCCTAATTACCAACCAATTTCTATACCGATTGGGTGAAGATATAGTTGTTAAATCAAATTTCCCATTTGAGTTATCATAAGACTGTGAATATACAGCTTGTAATGGGCTATAAAAACCAGAAGCTGTTGATGGAGTATCAATCCATACAGCATTTGAATTATAGGTTTGTGATTTATCGAATTGTAGCATAATATTTTATGAAAATAGGAGTAGGGGTTATGCCATATAGACACAACCCCATTCCTAGAATTATCTATTATCCTACAGAAATTCCTGAAAGAACTGCTGTAAGGTCTGATCCACTAACTTCTGAAGCCGGATCTGGTTCCTGTCCATTAAACGTCATTAGATAGGCATTGGCGTCTCCAAATGCAGTTCCGGATTGACCTTGTCCTGCATTTAATGATAAACCGTTTTGTTCTCCTAAATAGAAGAATTTACCTACACCATCAGTTGAACCGTTGTTTGTTTCAACGATCATTTTGATAGCAGTGTTTTTAGACAATACTCTAACTTGGTTACGAGTAGCAGATTGCATTTTATGGAAAGTAGCATTAACTGTCTGGTCGTAGAATACAGTACCATTTTCGGTTGAACCGTTAATAGTCTCTACGTAGTCTCCAGTTTGACGAGTTAATTCAAACTTATAAAATGTACCTGAGCCACTCATTGCTGAAATCAAGCCTGTAGTACCTGAACCTGTTACCGAGTCAACAGAACCAGATAGGATGTAGATGTTTTTGATTCCACCAGTATTGTCACGACAACCTAGCGTAAATCCTGAAGTAATATCACATGTACTCATTGTTCTGTTATGGTTTTAAAGGTTATACATTAGGCATTGTTAGATACCCAGAATTCAGGGTATGCAACGTTTACACCAAGTTTAGTTGAAATTCTGTGACGTAATTGGTCAGTGTTGATATCATACCACAACTGGAATTGAGAGAAATCACTCATCAAGTCAGTACCTGCTACGATTTGTTTAGCTGGACCTAATACGATACGAGAAGTGTTGATACCAGTAGTACCTACGATCTTAACGTTAGGTTGGAATGGCATACCAATTTCTAACAAACCACCTCTGTTTTCGATGCTTACTGGATCGAAGTAGAAGTTGTTAGCTGAACGAACAGAAGAAATAAATTCACGGAATTTACCTACACTCATGAAGAAAGTAAGATCCTCACGATCTGCTACGTCTGATGGTAAAGCTGCCAACATAGTTTCTAAGTTATCTAAGCTAGCAGTAGTTGAACCTACAATCTGACCTGCGTCAGTAATTGCAGAACCTGCTGAACCTGAAGATAAAATTCTCAACAAACCATCAGAATCACAAGTTCCACCGAAAGTAGAAGCTGAACCTGATACTGTTTGCCATAGGAATTGGTCGTTTGCTTTTTGGAATTTGTTTACCAATAAGTCTGAATATGCACCTGCAAGTGCAAATGTTTCGTTGTAAGAACCTGGTTCTAAAGCAGAGATACCTAAGTATTTCTTATCCATGTCCTTTAAACAGATACCGTCCTGTGAAGTACGAGGACATACTGTAATGTTACGTTGCGTGAAAGCAGCTGAACCTGAGAAGGTAGTTGAACAGTTAGCATTCTGGATGTACAAATCAACGTCAAAGAGGTTGATTGGCTCTTGGTACTTTACTCCCTCTTGGATTGTAACGTACTCCATGGTGCTACCACCATATACCATCTTAGCTACTAACTCACCTGCTACTTCATTGTTGAAGTCACTTAAAGCTGATACGTTTAGTGCCATAATAATTTAATTTAATTTACTTTTTTTTGGTTTTTAATTCCTCAATTGCCATCTTAATACGATTGGCATTATGAGATTTAGATACATCGAATGCTGCAAAGCCTCTTTTGGCCTCAGCTTTCATTTTTTTACCTGTTGAGGTAATGGTAGGTTCTACAGCTGGCATAGATTCCATTTTAGCTACCTTATCTTCTAAAGCTGACATTTTTTCGACTAACTTAGCCATTTCGTCTTTAACTTCAGATACGATTGCTTCAACGATATCTTCTACTTTAACTGCTTCCTCTTCCATTTCTTCTTCTTTGGTTTCTTCCATTTCTTCCTCGTCTTCAGCAAGAACCTCTTCTTCAGCTTCAGCAGACATTTCTTCTTTGTCTTCTTCTTCTGCTAATTCACGAGTTTCTTTGATGTCAACGATACGTGAGCCCTCTGTTACGATAGTAGTGTCGTCTGCAAGAATATGTTCACCGTCAGGTGCTTGAGTTCTTGTTCCGTCTGGAAGTTCAACTTCTACAATCTTGCCAACTGCTAACTCCTCACCATCGTAATATACAGTGAAAGCTCCGTCTTTTGCTTTGATTGAACCGAAGTTCTCTTCTACTATCCCTTCAGATGCCTCAACTAGGTTGAAGTGTGATTTCACCAAATCTTTCAATTCACTTGAAGTCATAATTTTTTCTTAAATGATGAAGGGTTAAACAATTGTTTTATTCATAGATACATATGTTATATCTAGTTTTCTATTTTTTTAACTGTTGGTAACAAATGGCAGCTGCCTGTTTTCTGTCTTTAGCTTCTCCTTTGTTTATCAACGTTATAATACAACGAGAAATAAATTGATCTTTATCCTCGTCTATTCTTTTACTTGGCAATGGCATATTATTTACTTTTATATACTTTAGTTAAATCAACAATTGCTTGTGAACCAATATAAATACTAGCCATAGTAACCCAATCACTTGATTCTACCATACCTGATAAACATAGGAAAGTACCTATTACAAATACTAGTAGTTTTCTACTTGCCCATTTACCTAAAAAGTTATCTATAATGCCCATATTTTTCTAATTTTTGTGCAAAATAACCCTCAACAGAGAATCCTTTTACTAATCCTGTTTTAACGTATTCGTCCCAAATTTTCTTATTATTTACCTTGTATATACCCATCCAAGTACCTTTAGGTAAATTAAATCCGTATACACGTGATTTATCTTTTTCTGGGTCTTTGATAATCCAGCTTTCTGCTAAGTATACGTCTTTTACTTCTTGATTTTGATTGTGTTCGATGTTAACTTTATCACCGATTTTATCTTCCATTGTCTTGTAAGCAAGTTGTTCAACAGTCGATTCATCAAAGTATACCATGTATTCTTCACCATCTTCATCTCTCCTAGGTATCAATTTATTAGGTACCATTAGTGGACCTACTAACATTTGCTTCTCGTCTAATTCTTCACGAGCAAACGTTTGAGCACCTGTAGTAGTATTCATACCATCTGTAGTACCTGTATTTGGATCTAATGGTTTAGTAGATTCACTACTACCTAATCCTGGTAAATCAGTAAGTGCTTTTTTAGGGTCTAAATTTGATTTAGTAAATAATTTAGCAACCCATACGTGACGGCAATTATAAGAACCTCTCCATTTAAATATATCGTAGAAACCAAATTCTTGATTTTCTACACTTACGGATAGTTCATTAATATCTTCTTTTCTGAATAATAAGTTAGCACTTAACATTTCAGCACAAAAATCTCTATTTCTAGAATCACGTGGTCCTTCGTATTTGAATAATACTTTAAATTGACCTCTATCTGCAACTGAACCTTTATTAGGATTAGATACAATGGCAAATGCCTGTTCTATAGCTGTATTATATTGGTCTTTCTCAACTTCCACATAACCCTGCGCTGCAATGTCTTCCTCCGTTATACCGACGTTATTCAACGACTGTAAAATGGCATCTTGTTTTTCCTGTGGTAATGCTGAGATGATTTTATCGTGGGATTCACAAGGCATATATCCTATAACATCTTCCCCAATTTTATGTTCGTGGTAACCTGTACAACCCATTTCTTTAGCAGCCATTTCTGCTTCTTCAATGGTAGAATAAACCTTAACATTGTCAATTTCACCAATTTGTGAAAATAGATTTTCTTTAATAATATGCTCCAATACAGTTTTTTCAAATTCCTCCTTAGAGGCTTTAACTGGGACACAATTAGGTACTTCACGTCCGTCTTTAATTTTAGTTCCTATTGCTTCATATCCAGGCCAACATGCTTCGTCTAAATCGAATTCTTCACCTGCTTGTCTTAATTTCTTCTCAGCCCAAGGTAATGCTGCTGGTCCACCCCATAATAGGTAACTTATGTACCCACATGCGTCATAATCCTTTCTCTCAATTGCTAAATCGTAGTTGTCTTTTTGACGTAGTAAGAAGCTACGCATTCTTCTTATGGTATCCAAGCTAAGGTTTTCTCCATTAGCTAGTTGTTGTGCTCTTACTTTACCAACCTGTGTACCACATTTATTACCTAATGCTTCATTACGTTTGATACCCTGTTTAGCTGCCTCTACTGCTGCTTTAGGGTAATCATTAAACGTTTGAAATGATTCCTTTGCAAACATTAGGAAATCTTCCTCAATAGCTGGTTGTTCAACCAATGCTACTGCATCGATTCCTCCAATTAGAGAATGTGGGTCTAATTCTAACTTAATTATTTTCATAATTTTCTTAATCCATTTATTTTTGCATTTGCCTCTTGTGCTGATGTTACATCACCGGCTAATACATAGGTTTGTATTGGTCCAAATTGAGGTTGTTGAGCAGTTTCACCTTGTTGTGTAGGGAAAGTTGTCGCAGGTGGTTGTGCAACACCACCAAACAAACCTGTTGTAGAATTTCCTTGTTGAGGTGTAGTTACTTGTGCTCCTCCAGCTCCTCCAGCTCCACCTGCTGCAGCACCACCACCACCACCGCCTCCTCCTGAAGCTCCTGATGGTTGGAATTTTTGTGATTTAATTACTGCTAATCTAGCTAAACCACCTGCAATAGCAACACCTGCAGCAATTTGTGCTCTAATAATCGAGGTAGGATCACCTGGAATTAATTGTGAAGCATATGCTTTAGAGGCTGATAAATAAGTTGATAATACTGTTTCAACTATAGACAATGCTTTCTCTCTATTAAATGCTTTCTTAGCTGCTGCTTCATTATCTTTATCGTATAGTTGGTTTAATGATTTTAAATCACCAATTAATGATAGAGCTGAATCAACTGCTAATTGAGTTAATTGATCACGATATGCTTTTTGTTTATCTAATGATTGTTGATTTTGAGCATCTTGTTCTGCATCTAATGCTTCATTTTTAGCTTTTTCTAATTCAACAGTATCTAAACCTGCTTGTCTTGCTTGTTCAATTAAATCATCATAATATTGAGCAGTAATTTCTAATTGACGTTGGAATTTTTCTTCCTCCGTTACTGCCTCAGCATTAGCAATTTCTTCTTTTAATGTTTTTAATTTTTCAGCTTTCTCTTTTTCTTTAGCTTCATCCTCATCAGAATACTTGTCACGTACTGCTTGTTTTTCTGATTCAATTACCTCTTGTAATGCTTTAACTGCTTCACTTTCAGCACCATAGTATGTAGTTAATTTAGCTAATCTATCCTCGTAGGATTGGTCTATAGCTAATAATTCTCTATCAATACCTTCTTGCTGTAGTAATTCTTGTTGTTTTTTAACATCCTCATAGATTGCAATTGCTTCTTTTTCTGCATTTGCTCTATCAATAAGTGCTTGTTTTACTGATTCATCAGTTTTAGCTCTACGTTCTAGGTTTTCACGTACTGTTTTCTGTACTGTAACGTTTTGTCCCTCTAAGGCAACTAATT